AAAATATGTTAAAGACAATAGATCTTTTCCTACAGAACTGGCTAAAAATATTGTAGAAAATGCTGCAATAGAACTGCCTAGTGTAAATGAAGTAGACTTTAGTGTTTATGAGGACTATATTGGACGTGAAATGGATTCACTATATAAGTCTATATTTACATCTGCATTTGGATCAACACCAGGATCAGTGGCATTTGAAAATGTGACCTATGCTGAACCTGTAGATATAAACGAAATACCAAAGGTTCTGGCTACTGCTGCTAAATCTCATGCAGGTTTAGCACAAAGTGAATTAAGCATATTAAGGGGAAGGCAAAAACAACTACAAGATATACCAAATAGAACTAGTGAACAACAAAATGAATTTGTAGCATTAACTGATAGAATAAAAAATGTTACATCTGCAGTAGAAAATTTAAATGAAAACCCATCTCTCATAATTAATTTATATGGTAACTCTTATGTAAGTAAACTTCTTGAAAGTCCTGGTGGTGAAAAATACAAAACAGTTCCACTACCGTCACTATTAACAGATGCAAAAAATCAACACCCACAGGTAGCCAGTGAACAAATAGGAATTGCCTTGGTCAATGCAGGTGTTTTAGCTGAGGGAACTATAGCTAGGTTACCTACTGGTGAATTAATAGAATTAGTCAAAGAGTAAGAAATTATTTTTTTATGGCAGAAATTAGAAAAGTATATGTAGACGAACCACAGTTTCCACAACTGCCTCTTGGACTTTCTCCAAGAAAAGTTGTTGTTAATGATACAGTGTCTCCCTTTGTACCTAAAGATGAAGGGGGTCTTGTAGATCTTAGTCCTATTCTTGAGGACTATGAAGATAGTTTAACAAAAGAAGATATAATAGCAGACCCAAGATTAATGGAAGTAGTCCGTTCTAGTCTTGAGTCTAGATTTACCCCAGGTGGTGTATTAACAAAAGCTAGGCGTGGTGCTACTGGATTAGCTGGTGGTGCTATTGGAGGACTAACGGCTCAAGACTATAGAGAAATGGATGATGAAAAAGTTTTTGAGATTTGGCAAAACTATCAAAGATCTTTTTCTGCAGGGCAGAGTGTAACTGTTGCTAATGAAATGGTCTACGGCATGAAGGCTAATGATGAAGTAAAGGCTAGACTTGGGGCTGGTTATGCTTTGTTTGATCAAATGGATAATGCATTCACTGGTGAGGGATCTTGGAGAGAGATGGGAGATGCAATATTTGACTACACTAAAAGTGTTGTTTATGACCCGACAACTATACTATCTCTTGGTCTTGGTAAACTTTTTACCATGGGTGCAACAAAAGCAAGTAGTGCGGCAGTAAAAGCCATGATGGGTGAGGCATACAAACAACAAATTAAGAAGGGTGTGGCAAAGAAAACTGCTGCTGCAAATATAAGAACTGCTGCTGCAAAAGCCATACCTTACGCAACTGCTGATGCTTTGATGGCCTCTGGTGTTGATGTTATGTATCAAGCACAACTTATGGAAACAGCAGTACAAGACGAATACTCTAAAGCACAAACAGGTATTACTGCACTAGGTACTTTGTTTCTTATGCCAACCTTGGCAGCTACAGGTGCTACTTTTAAAGAGATACGTAAAGGACCACTGAAGAATACTTTCTTGTCATACAAAAACTTTGATGCAAAGATATTAGAAGTAGGTGTTGACCAAGCAGAAAAAGAATTAAAAGAACAAGTTGCCGAAGGTATTGATGTAGAGTTTTTAGATGAAACATTTGGTTTAGTAAAAGGTAACACTAAAAACTTTTTTGGTTGGGATGATTTAAAAGATGAGGCTGAGGGTATAGTAAGAGCCAAAGGACAGAGATACACAGATACGGAAGTAACTAATGCATTTTTTAAACACCTGTTTATGGGAGATCCAGATGCAAATGTGGGTGGATATGGAGAGGTTTTAAGAAAGGCTGGATTTACAAATCACCAAGCACTTGTAGATAAATATGGAAATAAAACTGCTGTTTTAGCACAGACTTTAGGTTTTATTCCTGATGAAAAAGTAGGACAACTTGTTAAAAAATTTGAAAAAGATACGGGATATAAATTAAGATTTATTAATAAAGAGGGTAAAGTTACACAGGGTAAGGATGCAAAGTCTGCTGACCTTGTTGCACATCTTACACGTCAAACAAGTCTTGGTGGTCAAAGTCTACAATTAATTCAAGCAATAGATAAGTCAGTTGCACAAGGCCTTTCTGTTGAGGATGCAGTTAAATCTCAAAGAGGTGAAAAATTAGAGAACACTCCTAAAAGATTACAGTTTGCTTTATCTACTTACAAAAGGCTTTTAACCTCACACTTAGCTACAACTGGTGCTAACCTAAAAGGCTTTGCATCACTGGTTAGTATCAACACTGCTGCAGATATGTTTACCGCTTCTATAGAGTTATCACAGGGTGGCATTGCTAAGTTGTTTGGTAACCCTGAAGCTGCAGAAAAATATTTTAATCGTGCCTACGGATCATCTGGTGGTGCTATTAGAAGAATGACTGATGTTCTTTCACCAGATATACCAATAGAATATGCTGATAAAATTCTTGATCTGCGTCCAGAGGTAGCAGCAAAACTTTTTAGGGATGTATCTGGTGATGGCGGTGTAAGAGATGCACTTGGTGACTTTGATGTTGATCCTAATAATTTGATTTACAAGGGTGTTGACGCTGCTACTAAGGGTGCTCAAACCATTGCACTTGTTAGGCTACAGGATGAATTAACTAAGCGTTGGTCTTTTGGTACTAATTTAAATCAAGAGATAATGAGAGCCTATGGCATGAGTCCAGAAAAGTTTTTTGATCAACAAGATGTTGCACTAGTGATGGCTAAAGAGAAGTTCAAAGAGGTTTTAGACAAGGCAGCATATCGTGCTATGAGAGAAACTGCATCTGTAAACTGGTCTACACTGCCTGGTAATAGTTCTTTGAGGAGTGTAGCTAAAGGTATTGAAGGGTTTACAAACAGAAGTGTGTTTGGTTTTGTTGTCCCATTTGGTAGTTTTTTAAACACAACTATAGCAACCATGGGGGATCTCACAGGTGTTAATGCCATAGCTCATACATACAGAAGAGCCACAGGTAAAAATTTAGATTATACTACACCCACTGGTGCTCAAGATTTAGGTAAGATGGCAGTATTTTATGGTGGTTTGGTTTATGGAACTCAGGATGCCAGAGAAAGAATAAAAAATAATCTTGCATATGACCAAGAATTAAAAGATGATGGTAGTATAGAGCTTAAAACTTTTGATTGGCCTGATTCTACCCTACGTTTAATGTCACAAATATTAGCACACGGTCTTGGTGATAGTAATAATATATTTGATTTTAATAGAAAAGAAGTTCCCTCAAACCTTGTTAGAGAATTGGGAATACAGTTAGGTGGTCAAGCAATTAGAGATTTAGATAGTGTGGGTAGAGGTATATATCAAGTACAACAAGACTTTTTAAATTCTTTAGAAAGAGGAGAACCACTACATGAAAGTCTTGCGATACCTTTAGGGGCAATATTAGAACGTCCTATACAGGGTGTAACAAGACCTTTAGACCCTATAAATCAAGTGTGGGGTCTTATGTCTGATGGTAACATGAACCCTGATTTACGACAAGGACCGGAAAGATTAAATAACATTTTAAAATACGTAAATAATATTACAGGTAGAGCAGACAGTCTACCAGAGAGAGCCACACCCACAAGAGATAGACGTGATATAGATTTAGGTAGACAGATATTAGGTGTTAGGGGTATAAGCACTCCTAATTTAGTGGAGAAAATGATGAACGCTGCTGGGCAACCATACTACAAAGCAATTAAATTTCAAGGTCCAGCAGAAATTAAGAACATAATGGATGGCTTGGCTGCACCATACTTTGAAGTAGCAGCAATCAAATATCTCAAAAAGAACCCTAATTACTTTGACATGCCATTAAAAGATAAAGAAAAAGTTCTTGATTTAATGAGAGCCGATGTCAGAAAAGACGTAATTAAAATGGTGCAAAAAGGTTTGCCAAAAGAGATAGACCTTGTTAGAGTTTTGTCTGGTAAGGATAAGGACAAAGTTAGAGAGATCATGAACGAATTGGGTTTAAACATGGAGTTAGAGGGGTTACTACAAAAAGAAGATGGGCTTCAAGACTTGCTTAGAATAAAAACCTTACTCGACAACTATGACGATATTTTTTCTGACGTAGTTGACTAATCCTCTAACATGTAGTCAGCCCACTCGTATGCTTCTCTCTTTATGTCAGCCTTTCGCACACCACTATGAGACTTAATAATCAATGCAGCCATAGCCTGTCCCGCAAAGTATCTGCGAACACTAAGATTGTTAGCTTGTCTCGTTGGCTTCTTATTATTTAGTTCCTGATATGCCTTGGCTTCTGCCTCTAATTTCGTCAACTTTTTCACGTTGCTTCACCTTTTTTAAATTATCAAAGTAGGCTTGGTTAAAACCAAATTGCCAGTCTCTGTGTCTTTTAAAACTGTAGTGATGATGGTAGGGGTTGTTCAACCTACCACCACCAAAGTCACTTTTACCCTGATCATATGGAGTCATTTTCTTATTTCTTTCATTGTTTCTATCATTTTTTCTAGATACCATTTTGCTTTCTCCATGTCCTCTACTGGGTTACCTTTGTATTGATGCCTGTGTTGATACTTGATTACATTACCATGACAATACCCTTTGAACTCCTCTTTTGTTAGCACCTGTTTAATGTAGTCGATACACTCCACCCCATCTCTTAAAGTATAATGGGGTGGGCTATTGACAGTATCAAACTTCTTGTTAGTCTTCTCCTCAAAGATCTCTTTAGCAGTCTTACGTGGCACATCACACCTCTAATAATTCTGCTTCAGTGTAGGGTATATGATAGAAAGTCTCAGACTCATGTACCCTAGCAAAGTCTGGTTTACGCATAGTGTCATCTGTCATCTGTGTAGCTTTAACTTTCCATGCCTTGTCATACTCAAAGTTAAAAACATAGAAGGAAAGATTTTCTATTTCGTCTTTATACTTTTCTATAAGTCTTTTCTTTCTACCTGGTATCCTAAGTTCTTTCCAAGAAAAAGGCCAACCACTTTCAGGTGTGACTTTGTATTTCTTTTTCTTTAGGTAGTCCTTCCCCCACTGTGCTTTACGCTCTACTTCATGATAGTATGTAGTCCCATCTTTTTGAGATACAATATCAGCATAATAGTTTTCGTGTGATGAAACAATCTCATGTCCCTCTGACTTAAGTATCTTTACTAAGGCTTTCTTGGATGGTGTATCAACTTCATCATACACATTTTTTTGAAACGGTCTAACGTAAGGTTTCATTTATTAGGCTCCTATGTCCACTACTTCACAAACGTCACCAGTACAAGCTAGGGTCTGACTAGACTTGGTGGTGTCCTCTTCTTCATACTCTGAAAGTTTACTCCAGTCAATAGTTTTTGGCATACAACTGTACAAAGTTTTGTAATCTGTTGCAGATATGTCCTGATATGGAGCCTGTTGGTAGGTGTGTTCATTGTATGGTAGGAAGGATACACCAGACATTTCATCGAAGTGTTTGTGTACAAATGCACCGACCTCAAACCATTCATCAGGTTTTACATTGACAGTAATACTTGGTTTGTGACAACACCAGTGTCTTTGATAAATTAACCAAGTCTCTAACTGTTCGATAGCCGTAAGATTTTCTGTAACTATAGCACCATCAGGGGCTTTGATAGGAAAGCTAAACACAGTTGTTACATCAGGCTTCATTATATCAGGTTCACTAGGGATACCCTGATCCTTCATAAAGGTGGTAAGAGGGTCTTTGTTATCTCCTCTAACGGTTCTAATGTAATAACGTGAATAACGTGGGTGTATCCCAGAGGCACTGTCAACTAATTGGGATACTGTTCCACTGGGTTTGACACAGGTAATAGCTGTTGACTGGGGAATATCCAAGCGATCAGCCCACATAGCATTAGAATTAACAGCAATTTCACGTAGATGTTCAAGTGTTTTATCAAGACCTTTGTTCCTTCTTGTTAGTAGTTTATTATCCATTATCCCCGTGAGTGACACACCCAACAGTCGCTCTTCTTCTGTATTACGCTTCCACACTTTTCGCAGGTATGGGAACTTGGTGTAGGTGGATTGAATTGTTCCCAGAATTGTTGCAATACGTACCTTTCTCTCAAGATCGTCAATGTTATCTGTAGACCTAACAACAACTTCTGTAAGATTGCAGAACTGATACGGCCTAAGTATGATTTCACTGCATGGATTAGTGCCAAAATCCCAGTTAGCATCACGTCTACCATACTTGTTAGCTTGTTTCTTAGCTGCTTCACGGTTGAATATACCACGTTCTCCACTCCCTGATTCTACCAGAGAAGTCCATTCACGCATGAAAGACATAGCATCTGGTTTTTCTGTGTACGCTACAGAGTTGTTAGCTAATGCTCTGTGAGGATCATTCTCCCACCATGCACCTGACTTAGCATGACGCATACGATCATCAGACAAGTTAGATAAACTAATCATTGCTGACCTACGTACACCACCCATTACAATTACTTCACCAATCTTACACATGATATCGTGGCACTGCATACTAGATAGCTTGTGACCTTGCGCCTCTTTGAATGTGTGTATAGTAAAGTTAAATAGATCCACCAGTGGTCCAGGGCCAGAGGCTCTACCACCAAAGGTCTTTAGTCTTGCACCAGCAGGACGAACTTGGGAGACATCCCACTGAGGTATCTCCCCACTATAGAGGAGTGCTATCAATTGTCTGAACGCTTTTGCCCAACCTTCTTTACTGTCCTTGACGACAATGGTTGTTTCACTGTTGAAGAGGTCTGGTATGTCGGGGAGCTTGCTGATGAACTGTCTCTCAACGGAGAACCCGACACCAGTGCCACACAAGAGGATGAACATAGCCTCATCAAAACTTTTAGGGTCGTCAACAGGTAGATAGCTGCAGTTGTAGCCAGCAGTATTATCACGGCTCAAAGCTGGTCCTGCAGTCATCATAGCCCTCATAGAAGGCATAACTTCTAACCCAAGTATTGCATCACGTATTTGATTTACGTAACTATCATCACCTATTACTGGTCTGATGACATTATCCATATACCTCTCAACTGTCTCAGACCACTCTTCTCTTCGCTTCTCTTTATCAAGCCAACGTGCATACCGTGACTTATGTATGAAGGCTTGATACTCTGTGGGTAAATAATTATTCATAGCTTTTCCTGTTCTGCTATCTATCATCGGTAAGTTTTCTTTATTCCAGTTCTCTATCTCTTCAAGAGTCAGCACTATCTTCTCCCTGATCTAGAGAACCTTTTAAACGATTAACAATTATCTCTCCCCTAGTTTTTACAGAACTGAGTTGATAATTTAATTGTTGTTGGATGTTGGTGTTGTATTGTAACTCCATTACCCAAGAGTTTTGTTCTTCCGAGAAATCAGAAGTGTCATATTCTACATCATCAATAGTTAGTTTAGTCATGTTTTATTACCTCACATTTTGTTATTGTAACATCGTCTATATCATATAATGCAGACTTAATCAAGTCTTTTATTACATCACAGTTGTCTCCAGATACTTCTAAAAAGTTAGCATCTTTATCTATCAGTAGGTTCATTGTAACCTCATAGGGAAAACCTAAGTTATACTCCTTTTTCTGCATTAGTCAATCCTTTATTATAACTTTACGTCATATACTCCTTATACTTATCTTCAACAATTAAAGGCTCTATAGATTTAGAGAAATGTTTTTGCCACTCGTAAGCATGATCCATAGTTTCAAACCAAAAGTTAACAGGTTGTATTTTACCATCTATCTCTGCTTTACAAACCATAAACCAACCTGCATCCTCTGGCAGATTATCTTCTTCATCTACTTCTTTTATGTCTACTGGTCCTTCTAGTATTCCCCACACTTTTATTGACATTCCAACTCCTTAATAGTTGGGCATAGTGATCTAGTCCTACTATCACCAGCCAAGGTTTACGATCTGATCTGTAGCACACAACTGGCTCACCCTTATTATGGGAGGACGCTTGTTCCATGTAATTGTATGCTGTTTGTAGTCCTGTCTTTCTCCTCTTTACTTCTATTGATAGCGGTAACATCTTTCTAGCTGCAGGTGATAGCTGTATGTCCTCACCAGTATCACCCATAACACACCCCTTAATATCATCTGGCTCTAACTCAGGGAAAGTCTCCAGCAGCTTGTCTCTTATCTCATTTTGACCAAGCCTACCTTTTTGTTTTGCTGCCTTGCTCATAACCACTTAGGTTTTTCAATGATGGTGTAATCACCCCAGCCTGTGTCATACTCCATTGCATCCTCTGCTTTTGCAATAATGGCTAGTGTCTTGTGTAATTTATCAGTAGCCCACTCCATGATTTCTGGACCCATAACATGTACATGAGCTATGTATGGGGCTGACTTTTCACAGGCTATGAAATTAAACTCAGTCACATCATAGCCAGCTAACTGACAAGTGTAGACATAATGAGCACCCTGTAAAAAGTATCCATACTTTACACAATCTTTTAGGAAACCAGATGGACTTGCATCCTGTGTAGTTTTAATATCAAATACTGTATCTCCCAGTAAACGGTCTGGTCTTGTCTTGAGAAGTAGTTTTGATACTGGATCTTCTACGAAGATACTAGCCTCATTCAATCCATCTGGGTCATTCAAGATACTAGCACAGAGAGGATTATCTAAGACGCCATTGGTGATGCAGTTAGCCACATTAAACTCCACCTCAGTAAGTAACACCTGATCCTCAGTTAGTTTTTCTTTCATCTCTCTAAAGGCTATACTGTTCTTAGTCTTTGGACCTTTGACTACTAGGTTACGATCTTTCTCTAAGAGATTAGCGTGTACTGCATTGCCTATGGCAAAAGCTGGGTTGTCAGGGTTACGCTTCTCGCCCTTCCAATGGGCGACAGACTTCTTGTAGACAGACTTGACTGCACTAGAAGAGATACCAGCCGCCAAGTGGTATTCTTTGTTGGACATTGTTTTTGTGTATTTGTTTCCGTCTGGTTCTAACATATTTAATCCTATTAAAGTTGGGGGTGAGCGATAAGGAACCCACCCCCTAGTTGGCGCTTAGAAGAGTATCTGTTCTTCTACTGGCGCTGGGTCAGGCTTAATTGTAGAGGGAGGAGCACCACCACTTGCCTGTTGGGGTTGTGTGTTGTATTCAACATGATCCAACACCATCACCCTGTCTAATCGTGAGCCAGCATGTTTTCTTTTTGTATCAAAGAAAGTAATGTCTGCCTCAACCATAGATCCATTACCTATAATACCATCCTCTTGTAGGCTCCAAGGTGTTCCGTCTGCCTTAGTAACAACAGGCGGGCCACTGTTGAAGTCGTAGGCTGTTTTAAACCTACGTTCAAACCTAATCTTCTTGCCCCTACCCTGTGGGTCAGGCTTAGGGTTTCTTCCACAACCTGCTGCAACCAATCGGTTTATATCCTCGTCCTGCATAATTAGATCAATAGTACAAGCACCATCAAACTCTCTGAAGGCTCCATCGTACCCTTCCATATCACGGTTTTCAGGGAAGACTTTAGCCCACTCTGCGATACCTCTCACTGTCACTAATCTTGATCCCATCTTATTCTCCTTTCTAATGTATTTCAGAATAGTTGTTACCGTATTGCACATCAATACCCAGTGTAACATTTAACTTAAGATCTTCATTTAGCTTTTCAATAGCTGCTTGAAGATAATTTGTGTGTAAGTTCTCTTCTCCTTTTTTAACTACGTTGATTGATTCATCATGGAATTGTCCTACGATATTGGGTCTTGCTGCCCTATAGTATGCAACCCATTTATCAAAACAATAAGCACCAGTGCTCTGATTGATGGTTGAGAATGCATCCTTCTCATATCGTAGGCTATGCCAAAACTTACTGACTGGATTTTGTACCCACTT